CGTTAGGATAAAAATTTAAATGGCAACATACTTTAAAAATTCAATAATAAAAAACGTTAGGACAGTTCCAATAACGGTTTATTCACCGCCAATAGGAACTAACACAATTGTTTTAGGACTTAATCTTGCAAACTTAATTGAAAGTATTGTAAAAGTTACTGTAACATTACAAGATACAACTAGTGTTTCAGGTTATATTGTTAAAGATGTAATGATTGCCCCTAATTCTAGTTTAAGAATTTTAAGTGCAGGTGAAAAATTAATTATTGCCTCACAAAGTACACTACAAGTGAATGCGGATATTGCCGATTCAGTAGATGTTGTAATGAGTTTCGTGGAGTTAACATAAGATGAGTGATATTGGTCAAAATTTAAAAGCATATATGTTAGCAGGAATTAAAGATAGATATTTCTATGGTTTAAGAAGAACTATCGATGGAACTTTGTATATGCATAAAATTGATCAAATGAAAGCTGGAGAATCTGTTTCAATTAATGTTCCAGGTAATCCTGCAGAAAATTATATTGATTTTGATCAAGGAACTGATTTTTATGAAGGTAGAGGACCAAATCATTCTCTAGTTTATGAAAATTTAAAATACGAACAATTTAGATGGGACGATGTTAATCTAAATTATTATGTAAACGATAATGGAGAGTTAGTAGTAAGAATTAATGCTACAAAAGATCAGGGCACTGTCACTTATCCAGAAACATTAGAAGAAGCTAGTGTCCAGCCTAAGGAATTTACATTTGATAGAGATGTATATTCATTTGATAGTAATGAAAGAACTTGGGATAGAACTTAAAACGTGGGAGTATTAAAAAATGGCTAAAGAAACGATAAATGATGGTATTATACCTAATGATGGTCAAGGAGACAATCTTAGGTTAGGTGCCCAAAAAATAAATTCGAATTTTGATGAATTATATAATGCATTAGGAAATGGAGATACTTTATCTACTATTTCTTCTAATACAGTTACGGCAACAGGAGGTAATAAAATTACTTTCTTCTTTGCAACTGAAGGAGATTTACCTAACGCAACAACGTATGACGGAATGTTCGCCCACGTACATGACGACAATACGAATAGAGTTGCTCACTCAGGTACTTGGGTTAAATTACTCCAAGAAACTTCTTCTATCGATATGTTATCAGATGTTGAGACTTCTAGTCCAGCACCAGGTGATGGTCAAGCGTTAGTATGGAATAATGCAAATAGTAGATGGCAGGCAGGAAGTATTGATGCAGGCGCATCAACTTTTGTGTCATTAACTGACACTCCAGCAAACTTTAGTGGAGCTAGTAGCAAATTTGTATCAATTAATTCTGGTGCAACTGCTATAGAATTTACTTCTCCTAGCATTAATAAAATGTCAGATGTAGATGTAACTACTACGCCCCCAACAGCTGGACAAGTTTTAAAATGGAATGGTACAAATTGGATTCCAGGTGTTGATGCAACATCAGGAGGAGCAGGATCAGATGCAGATACTTTAGATGGTTTAGATAGTACATATTTTTTAAATTATAATAATATTACTAACAAAGGACAAAATTTTAGTAAATCTTTTAGCGTATCAGCGGCAACGTATACACCTACAACTGGTGTAATGGAATTAACTATTGGTGCACATAATTTAATAATAGGTAACAAAATTAAGATTTCCCCAAATAGTTTAGGTTTTTCTTGTTCTTTTGATAATAATGTAGCAACTTCAACTTATCCTAGAGCATCAGGATCAGCGGCGCCGGGTGGAGCAGATTATTTTTACAATAAACCAATAGAAATTACAGCCGTTTCGGCAACAACAATTACAATGAATGTTGGAACTGGAAATGTTAAATCTTATAATGTATCAAATGCAGTATATACACCAGCAACAGGTAATATGGTATTAACAATTGGAACACATACTTTAGTAGCTGGTAATCATATTGATATTGCAACAGGTGGTTTAACTTTTAGTTGTGCCCTAGACGGACACGCTACTAATACAGCATATCCAAGAGCATCTGGAAGTGCGGCACCTGGTGGTTACGATTACTTTTATAACAAACCATGTCAAATTACATCAGTAGGTGCAACAACAATTACAATGAATGTTGGTATATCAAGTAATACAACAACACATACTTTTGTAAGTGCTATTAATGGTGCTATAACAAATTCAAATTCACATACATTTATAAGTGCTTCTGCTGATTGTGTAACATTTTCACAAACTTTTGTAGACTTATCAGACACTCCTTCAGATTATACAGGAGCGGCAGATAGATTTGTTAAAGTTAATTCATCAGCTGATGGAATAGTATTTGCTGTTGGTACTTCAGGTGATAGTAATTTATCAGAACTTTCTGATGTAACAACAATAGGAGATTATTACAATGTATCAAATGCAGTATACACACCTGCATCAGGAGTAATTGTATTAACTATTGGATTACATAGTTTACAAGTTGGTCACAATATAAAAATTGCTTCAAACAGTTTAACATTTACTTGTGCAATGGATAGTAATGCAACAGAACATACATATCCAAGAGGAAGTGGATCAGCTTACGCAGGTGGAAAAGATCCTGCATATACTTCAACATCTGCAATTACGGCAGTAGGTACAGATTCAATTACTGTAAATGTTGGTATATCTAGTAATACAACAGCACACACTTTTGTAAGAGCTAGTGACAATTGTATATCAGTTACTGAAAAAACTTATAGTACATCAGCGGCAACATACACACCAGCAACTGGAGTAATGCAATTAACAATAGGAACCCATGCTATTAAGTCTGGACATTCTGTTATGATTGCGGCAAATAGTTTGACGTTTACGTGTGCAATGGATAGTCATAATACACAACATACATATCCAAGATCATCTGGCGGAAACGCACCTGATGGAGTAGATTATGTATATAATAAACCAGTTTTAGTTACATCAACAACATCAACGACAATTACAATGAATGTTGGTGTATCTAGTAATACAACAGCACATACTTTTATAAGTGCTAATGCAAATAATGTAAAAGTTGCACCAACACATGGTGATTCATTATATTTCAATGGAGTATCTTGGGTAAAACAAAACGGACCAATATCAAGATATGAAATTACAAATGATGGAAACAACAATTATGTTTGGGAAGGACCTGGTTTTACAACTGGAACTAATGATCCAGTAATGTATATGAACAGAGGTCATACATACGTCTTGAATAATAATTCGGGCGGCAGTCATTCATTTGAAATAAGAGTTAGTAATGGTGGTTCAGCATATACTAGTGGAGTAACAGGTGATAAAACAAATACGCAAGTATTTAGAGTACCAATGGATGCACCTAGTACATTGTATTATCAATGTACAACTCATACAGCAATGGGTAACACAATTAACATAGTGAGCTAATAATTTATGGCACAAAACGAACTTGGAATAGGTATAGAAGAATTAACAAATACACTTGGAGACTCTAGGTATTTTTATGGACTTAGAAGAACTAATACAGGTGAAGTATATCTTTCTAAAGTAGATTTATTAGAACTAAATGATGGTGTACAAATTAATAGACCCGGTGCTACACCAGGAAATTATAAAGACTTTACAAGAGGTGAAGACTTTTATGATGGTAGAGACTCCCAACATAAAAAAACTTATGAAAATTTAGTATACGAACAATATAAATGGGACGGTAGAAATATTAATTATTATATTAACAATGAAGGTGAATTAGTATTAAGAGTTAATGAACAATATGTATACAATACATAAAATAAATACTAGTAATTAGGACTTATGGCAGATTTTAAAATAGATAGAATACGTTTTAAATGGAAAGGTGACTGGCTAGCTGGCACTCAGTACGTTAAAGATGATATCGTAAGATATGGTGCAAAAGTTTATACTTGCGTGGAAGTCCACTTCGCTGACTCCAATTTTTATAATGACTTAGATAACGCTACACCAAGATGGTCTCAAATGATGGACGGTCAGTCTTGGACTGGAAACTGGCAACCTAATAAATTTTATAAAATAGGTGAAATAGCAAAAGTTGGTGCAACACTTTATAAAGTTACTCAAGGTCACTTATCAAATGCAGATGCAAATAATGGAATATTAGGTGATGAATCTAAATGGGAATACTTTGCAAGAGGTGAAAAATGGACATCTATTTGGCAACCTAGTACACTTTATAGTGTAGGTGAAACAGTTGTTTATGGTGGATCAGTTTGGAGATGCGTTTCAGCACACACATCATCTACAGCGGTAGCTGGATTAGAATCTCATCAAGCTAATTGGATACAATATCATAGATCAGACAATTACAGAGGCTATTGGACACCTAACACAAGATATTATCCAGATGATATTGCAAGATATGGTGGTACAGTTTATAGAGCTTTATCTGGACATACTTCTGCTCCACATGATAGTTGGACAGGATTTACATCAGCAGATTATTCTACAAATTCTGCCAATGGTGCAGGTGCAATTTTAAATATTTTCAAAGTTGATTCAACTTTTTATGCAAAATTTACAAATACAGGAACAAACTTTTCTGCTACAAATACTATTACTTTAGTAGGTAGTAAAGTTGGCGGTAATGATGGTGCAAATGATCTAGTAATAACAATTAGTACCGTAGATGGTAGCGGAGCAATTTCTACTTTTACTGTAAATGGTACAGCGGTTGCTGGAACTAATGGTTTAGAAGCCGATCAAGCTAAATGGCAAACAGTAATTGAAGGTATAGATTATATAGGCCATTGGGCAGAAGGAACAAAATATAATAAAGGTTCATTAGTATCTTGGAGTCCGGGAATTTGGAAAGTAACAACTGATCACTGGTCAACAACTCCACACATGAATGAAACTAATTTTTCATTGTGGGTACCAGGTGCAGAATATGAAGGTTCTTGGGATTCTAATACATATTATCAAAAAGGTGATGTTGTACAATTTGGTGGATACAGTTATTCTGCTTTATTAAGCAATACAAATATTCAACCAGGTGTAACAGATAGTACAAATACTTGGGAATTATTAGCCGCAGGTTATAACCATCGTGGTGAATGGGATAGTACAGCTTCATATAAAACTGGAGATATAGTTAGAGCAGGTGGTAATTTATTCATAGCAGTACAAGTTAACACAAATCAAGATCCAATTACAACTTTTGTTTATGATCCAGGTAGTGATGCTCCTGATCCTTGGCAATTATTAGTAACAGGTAAAGCATTTAAAGGTCCTTGGAAAGAAAGTGATACTAATGGAGCAATTACTTACTATGTAGGTGATGTAGTTACAGAAAAAGCAGACTTATATGCTTGTATAGAAACTCATGTTGCAACTTCTTCAGATGCTAAACCAACTTTAGACGAAGAAAGTGACGAGGTTGGACCACTTTGGATTAGATTGGCACAAGGTGCTACAGGTAACATATTAGAAATAGATGGAGATTTAAAATCTCATTCTGGATCTGACGCAACAAGAATTGCAATAGGAACTTTTGGACAATTATTCAAAGTTAATGACGCTAATGATTATGGAATATGGGGAGATCATGATGTAGTTGCTAAAGTATTTTATGTTTCACCTTATGGAACAGATACACTAACAAGTGGTAAAAGTGTTGCAGGTCCATTTAGAACAATCAAATATGCTTGTGATTTTGTTCAACAAGATTTGGCAAATAGAACACCAGCTACTATAATTGTTAAAACAGGTGTTTATGAAGAAATTTTACCTATAACAGTTCCAGCAAAAGTTCATATTTGGGGAGACTTTACAAGACGTGGTGCAAACGTTAGACCTAAAACAGGTTACGAAGGAACAGATATGTGGCGTTTACGTGATGCAACAGGACTTGCAAATATAACAATGCAAGGTTTAACTGGTTCTTTAGGTTCTGAAAATCAATATGGAACAAAAAGACCAACAGGTGGAGCATATGTTTCTTTAGATCCAGGAAGTGGACCAGGTGATGGAACAGTTTGGATTACTTCTAAATCTCCTTATATTAAAAATTGTTCAATATTTGGGACAGGTTGTACAGGATTAAAAGTAGATGGTGACTTACATAATGGCGGATATAAATCTTTTGTTGCAAATGATTGTACACACTTTATTGAAAATGGTGTTGCGGCTTGGGTTAATGGAGATGCTAGAGTAGAATTTGTTTCAGTATTTGCTTATTGGGCCCATATAGGATATCTAGCAACAGCTGGTGGAAAATTTAGAGCAACAAATGGTAACTGTTCATATGGAGATTTTGGTGCAGTTGCAGAAGGACTTTTAGCAAGTGAAAGTCCTTTAACAGGAAAAGTTAATAACCAATCACAAGAAGCACACATAGACAAAGTATATAATGATGAAAATGAAATTTTTGCTTTTGCTTTTGATCACGCTGGACAAAATTATACTTCAGCAAGTATAACAATTTCAGGATCAGGTGAAGGTGCGGCAGGAGCCATACGTTGGCCACAAATAAGAAATGGTGCAGTAAACAAAATTAGAGTTACAGGTAATAATGATTCTACAACACCAGGTGGTACAAATTATACCGAAGTATTAGGAAATGCTCAAATTGGTACAAGTAAAGAAATTACGTTAGCACCTCAATATGCCGGAACAACAAATAATACTGTTGGACAAAGAATTTATATTTGGGAAGGTGCAGGTAGAGGACAATACGGATATATTTCTGGTTACAATTCTACAACAAAAGTTGCAACTGTTAAAAAAGAATTTGACGATACAGATGGTTGGCAACACTTCATGGGTGGTTACCCAATTGAAAGAATATTAGATGCATCTACAAAATATTCAATAGAACCTAGAATTACTATTTCTCCTACAGCTGGAAGTAGAAGTAATGTTAGCTATGGTTCAACAGGAGAAATGCTATTAGGTGCTTCAGGAAAAATTGGAGCATCGGATATTACAACTGTAATAGGAAATGGTGTAGGTAATAGAACTACTGATGGTACAAGTTGGCTTGCCGCAGGTGGTATTCCTTCTAAAGATTGGAATAGTATTACTAAAACAAATAATTATTTTATAGCAACCGCGGCTGATGGAACAGTAATTAGATCAGCTGATGGACAAAACTGGACAGATATTAGTGCAAATATTCCTTCAGATGTATTAAGAGCATCTGCTTGGGACGTCACTGAAGAAATTTTAATTATAGCATCTGAAACAGGAATGATATACAGATCAACAGATGAAGGTGCTACATTTAATTCAATTCAAGTTGAACTTTATGATGGTTCAACTCAAGTGTTTACACAACTTGCTTGTGGTAATGGATTATTCATAGCCGCAAATGCATCAGGACAAACTTGGGAAAGTATGGGTGGTGGAACAACTTGGACTAAAGCCTCTAATATGGGTGACTTTTTAATGGATACTAATTCTGGTTTACAAACAGTTCATAGATATAATTTGAAAAAATTAATGTTTGGTGGTGGTAAATTTATCGCATCAGTACAAGATGCACCTGGTGATGAAAGTACAGTTGCTAATAAATTTTTAATATCAAATGCTAACGCGGCACAATCACAAACGTCATCTTCTTATAGTTGGTCAGAAAGTGATACGCCTCCACACGCAGGACCATATAATGATGTTGCATATTCTCAAGGAGTTTATGTTGCAATAACTGATGGTGGTGACCATGCATATAGTTTTGATGCATTTTCTTGGAAACAATTAGATTCAGCATTGGCAGGATCTTATAATGGTATAGTAGCTGGAAGAAATTCTACAGGCGGATACTTTATTCCATTACGAACTGGTTCTCAGTCTGGTGCAGAAAAAATTCTAAAAGGTGCTACACCTTTAGCTAAAGTAGTTACAAATTCTTCAGCAATTAATAATATACAAATTTTAGATCCAGGTAGTGGATATTCTTCAGAACCTACAGTTACTATTACTGATAATTTAAACACTGCTGACGCAACATTTAAATCATTTGTACATAATGGAGTACTTTCTCAACCAGAATTTACAAACAGAGGTACAGGATTTATAAATGTAACTGCAACTTTAAGTGGTGATGGTTTTGCAGATGAATATCAAACTGGAAGTTATTTAGAAGTTAAAGAAATGACAGGCAAACCAGGACCAGGAGCAATTTTATATATAGATGGAATTGATGACCAAGTTTATAGAATTACTCAGATTAATAAAATAACAGGAAGTTCTCCAAACATTGCCGCTCAGTTTAGAGTAACACCTAAAATAAAAGCAAATGAATCACCTGCTAATGATATAGCTATAACAATAAGAGAAAAATATTCTCAAGTTAGATTAACAGGTCATGATTTCTTAGATGTTGGAACTGGTAATAAATCTACAACTAATTATCCAGGTTTATACACTAGTGGTTATACACCAGGTTATGAACTTAAACAACGAAATGAAACAGTATCAAATGGAGGTGGAAGAGTATTTTATACTTCTACTGACCAAGATGGAAATTACAGAGTTGGAGAATTATTTGAAGTAGAACAGGCAACTGGAATAGTAACTCTAAATGCTGATTTATTTGACTTATCAGGTTTAACTGAATTAAGTTTGGGTGGAATTGTAATAGGTGGAACTGAAGTTAGAATTGAAGAATTTAGTACTGATGGAACAATGGCGGCTAATAGTGATAGTGTTATTCCAACACAAAGAGCTATTTCTTTATACATAGGTTCTAAAGTTTCTGGCGGTGGAGCAAATCTTTCAACAAATGAAGTAAGAGCAGGACAAATTAAATTAAGAAATACAGAAATATTTAATGAAGCATATCCTACAAATGGAAAAGTTGTATTTTCTGGAGCGGTTTCTATAGCGTCTGTAAGTGGTAGTATCGTAGCAACTTCGTACTTTTTAGGGGCAGGACCGGCTGAATTTTTAAATGAAGGTGGACCTGAAAGAGACGCATTATATGGTGAATAAGGATTTAATAGTAATGATAAATAAAAGATATAAAAGGATTTAACAAAAATGGCTGAGTTTAAACTAGGTAGAATTAAGTTTGTTTGGAAAGGTTCCTGGGCAACTACTACAACTTATTATGTTGATGACGTAATAAGATATGGTGGTAGAACTTACAATTGCGTAACTAATCACACATCTGGTACATTTCAAACTGATTTAGGTGCTGTAAAATGGCAACTAATGTCAGATGGTATAGAGTGGAAAAGTGAGTGGGTTGCAAATACAACTTATAAACCAAATGATGTAGTAAAATACGGTGGTTACATTTATCTTGCTAACACTGGACATACCTCAGCGGCAACAGAAGCTTTAGGATTAGAAGCTGATCAATCTAAATGGGATTTATTCATAGAAGGTTTTGATTGGAAATCTGATTGGACAATTTCTACAAGATATAAGAAAAACGATTTAGTAAAATATGGTGGTTCAGTTTATCTTTGTATAACAGAACACACATCAGATAACACAACAGCAGTTGGTCTAGAAGGTCAACAAGCTAAATGGGAAATTTTTGGAAAAGGTTTTGTTTGGTCAGGCGACTGGGCAATCAATTCTAGATATAAAGTTAATGACACCGTTAGATATGGTGGACAAATTTACGTTGCTATAACTGGACATACTTCAGCGGCAACTGAAGCAGATGGTTTAGAAGCCAACCAAGGACAATGGCAAGCCTTACACAAAGGAATTGAATTCAAAGGTGACCATGCAACAGCAACAAGATATAAAGTAAATGATGTTGTAAAATATGGTGCAAACATTTGGATTTGTATAACACAACATACATCATCAGGAATTTTATCAGCCGACGAAGCAAAATGGAATGTTTTAATTCCAGGTATTGAATTTGAAGATACTTGGAGCAACTCTACAAATTATCAACCAGGTGACTTTGTTACTTACGGTGGATATAGTTATGTTGCAGATAGAAATAATATTAATAAACTTCCACCTGATGAATCAGACGACTGGACTTTATTCGTAACAGGATTTAATTTAAGAGGTGACTATAATGGCGCAACTGCATACAAACAAGGTGACGTTGTTAGAGTTGGCGGTTTCACTTACCTTGCAATTGCAGATACTACAGGTAATAGACCACCTAATGTAACTAAATGGGACAAACTTAACGAAGGTTTATATTGGAAAGGTGCTTGGACAAATGCAACTGACTATGACAAAGGAGATATAGTAAGAGGTACAACAAACACTACTACAAGTTATCTTTGTATAACAGAAAACACATCAAATAATGTTGGTCCATCAACAATTAATCAACCAGACTATCCACCAGGAGCAGGTGTTGATACTAGTGCATGGCAATTATTGTCAGGTGGAGCAGAAACTACTGTATTATCTACAAAAGGTGACATTTTAATTTATGGTCAATCAGGTCCAGCAAGATTACCAATTGGTAAAGCAGGACAAACTTTAGTTGTAAACTCAGCAGGTGACTTACCTGAATGGGGATACTTTGGTTCAATCGATCAAGTTTATTATGTAGGACCTGCTGGACAAGACAAACCTTCTCCAGATGCAGGAACAACTCTTGATAAACCTTGGAAATCTTTAAGATATGCTTTACATGGCATTGAACAAGGACCAAGAAATCCTCAAGGAACTTATTTGTTAGAAAGAAACAAAGCATTCATTCAAGAAGAAACTTTAGCTTGGATTAATGCACAAATTTCAGGAAATACTTCACCATTTACAAATGCTTACACATACGACGCTGTTAAATGTAGAAGAGATGCAGGATTTATGTTAGATGCACTTTTATATGATTTAAGACATGGTGGAAATGAAAAATCAAGATATGCAACAATTAAAATTTCAACTCAAACTGAATTTGCAAATCATAAAGATGAATTAACAGCTTATCTTAATAGATTAGTTTATATTTCACAACAAGTTGTAGCCAATAATGCAGGCTACTCTGCTTTACAAGCCACAGTTCCTCATTATATTAATAATGATTATGTATCTGAAGCGGCTGTATCAGGTGAAATTGCAAGTTATGTAAAAATTGCAACAGATTGTCTTGCGGCAGGAAATATAGCAGGAGTACCTGCAGAAGAAGTTCCACAAACTACATTGTTTGCTAAAAGCGGAACATATGAAGAAGTATTACCTCTTTCAGTTAAAAAAGGATTAGCAATTGTAGGAGATGAATTAAGATCAACAATTGTTAAACCAGCAGGTCAAGTTACAGGTTCAAGCGATACAGTATTCACTTTAGCAGGTATTGGAAGAATGCAGGCTATTATATCTGATATAGTTACAAATGCTTCTGTAACACCAACACCAGTAGGCGGAGTTATATCTTTTACAACACCAGCACCAGATTTAGGTTTTGTTAACGGAACTTATACTAACGTTGCATTAACAGGTGGTAGTGGTTCTGGATGTACAATGGATGTAACTGTATTATCATACACAATTACATCTCTTACTATTAATAATCCAGGACAAAATTATGCAATTAATGATAACTTAACAATTCCAGCGGCAACAATTGGTGCAGATGGTATAACAGTAGTTGGTAGTATTACAACAGGAAATAATTTAACACAAAATACATCCAACCCAGCAGGTTCAGGTGCGGCAGGAACAGCGGCGGCGGCGATTGCACAAAATATTTACGATCATATAGATTTCAAAGTTAATGCAAATGGAGCCGATCCAACATTAACAGGTACAAATACTGCTCAAGCAGATGCAGGTTATTCAGATGCAAGATTAAGATTATTAGCAAATATGGATTTTGTTGCATTAGAAGTTGCAGAATTTGTACAAAGAGCAAATCCATCTCATAGTAACTTTAAAACTAAATGTTTGGCAGATGTTAAAATTTATCTTCAAGCAATTATGGATGACTTACAATATACTGGAAATTACAAATCATTAAAAGCATCAGATGCCTATATTAATTCTAGACTTTCTACTGGTTCAAGTGCAAGTGATATGTTCTATTGCAGAAATGCAACTGGAATTAGAAATATGACAGTTCAAGGTTTAATAGGAACATTAGGAACAGATCAATATAGCACATCAGCGGCAACATATACACCTGCAACAGGAGAAATGGTATTAACTATAGGAAGCCATAGTTGCAAATGAATTTGGTACAAAAAGACCAACAGGTGGTTCTTTTGTATCATTAGATCCAGGCTGGGGACCAACACACGAAGAAGTATGGATTACTTCTAAATCACCTTATATTCAAAACGTAACAACATTCGGAACAGGATGTACTGGATTAAAAGTAGACGGTGCATTACACGATGGTGGTTTTGATTCTGTTGTTGCAAATGACTTTACGCAATTATGCGATGATGGTATAGGTGCATGGATTACAAATTTAGGTAGAGTAGAACTTGTATCAGTATTTTCTTATTACGCACACATTGGTTATCTATCAGAAAATGGTGGAAAACTTCGTGCTACAAACGGTAACTCATCTTATGGAGATTTTGGTTGCGTGGCAGAAGGAGTTGATTCAGCAGAAACTCCTACAACAGCAACAATTGATAACCATAGTGAAGATGCAGATGTTGCCAATGTAATGACAGACGGTCAAGGAATATTAGCATTTGAATATAAAAATGCTGGAAGACAATATTCTAGTGCTACACTTTCTATATCAGGAGATGGTTATGGAATTACAGGAGAAACTCCAACTTATAATACTGGTGGTGTTTATAAAATTAGATTATTAGAAACTAATACAGTAACAAGTAACCTTGGTGGTGCGACATATATGTCTGCTACTAACAATGGACAAACAGGTTCAGCTACACAAATTACAATAGCTAACGCAGATAGTAATGCCAGTGGTGCATACACAGGTATGGCAATTTGGATTACAAAAGGTAAAGGAGTTGGTCAATACGCATATATTGATGCTTATGATTCTGCAAGTAAAGTCGCAACTGTTAAAAAATATTCAGATGGTTTAGCAGGTTGGGAAAGACTTGGCGGATTATCAGTTGAAACTCTTTTAGATGCTACAACAGAATATACTATAGAACCTAGAGTAGTTATTGGTGCTCCACAAAACGATGGAAGTACAACAGTTAGACAAGCAGTTGCAAGAGCAATTGTAACTTCTGAAAAGATTTCTTCAATAAGAATTATAGATTGTGGTGCAAGTTATACTTCAGCACCAACAGTAACATTTACTGATCCTAATAATACTATAGATGCTCCAGTACAATCATTCATAGATGATGGTGTATTAGGTCAACCTACTTTCTCTGCATATGGAACAGCTTATGATACTGCAAGTGTAACAATTACAGAATCACCTACAGGTAAAAACATAACAGGTATTACACAAGGAACTGTTGCTGTTGTTACATCAGCAGGACACAATTTAGTTTCAGGAACTAAAGTAACGTTTACAGGTGTTGTTGGAATGACAGAATTAAACACTGGTGTATGGTATTACATTAAAACATTAACAGTAGACACATTTGGAGTTTACACTAATGATGATTTAACTGCTGGATTAAACACTACAAACTTTACAGCATATAGTTCAGGTGGAGTTGCAACACCACAAGGTGGATTTAGAGATGAATTCCAAACAGGAAGATATATTCAAGTAGAAGGTATGTCAGATGTTCCACAAACAGGATCAAATGTAGAATTTGATGGAATTTCAACTACAACATATCCTTATGCATATACACTTTTAACTGCAAACAAAGAATACATGAAAGATGAAGTAATAGCATGGTTTAATACAACTTATCCAGGAATACACAACGCCGCTCAAAATACTAAATGCGAAAGAGATGTTGGATATGAAATTGATGCAATGGCATTCGATATAAAATATGGTGGTAATACAGAAACTATAAGAATTGCTAAAGCATACTGGCAAGGTGTTACTTCTCAATTAGCGGCAGGCGAACAAGTATACGCAGTTGCAGTTAATAATAAATTAAAAGAAATGATTAATGATTACATTATGGATAATGTAGCCTGGTCAACAACACAAAGTCCAGTCGTTACATCACAAACAACTAATTCTAATAATGGTGAGTTAGGTGTAAAAGACAAATTTACAAATTTAACTAAAACTTTAAATGATGTAATTGAAAATGGTTTAACTTCTGTACCAACTACACAAGGATTAAACAATCCTTACTTTAAATTAGTAAGTGTACAAAAATTACGAGGTACTCAAGCACCATATTCAGCATTATTACAAATTAGTCCACAGATGTCAACAGCTCAAGCTCTAGCACATGGTACTGGGATAACAGTTAAACTTAGATATTCTCAAGTTAGATTAACAGGACATGACTTCTTAGATGTAGGAACTGGTAATCAAGCATTGACAAATTATCCTGGAACGCCAAACAGAACTAACGATCAAGAAAGAGAAAGTGTTGAAAGAGGTGGTGGTAGAGTATTCTTTACTGCAACTGATCAAGACGGTAACTTTAGAGTTGGTGACTTGTTCTCAGTACAACAGGCGACTGGTATTGCATCATTAAATGCAGATGCATTTAACATTTCAGGATTACAAGAACTTCAGTTAGGAGATTTAACATTAGGTGGAACTTCTGCCTCTGTTAACGAATTCTCTACTGACGGTACATTTGCGGCAAATAGTGACAAAATTGTACCAACACAAAGAGCGATAAGAACATATGTTTCTTCACAAATTGGTGGCGGAGCAAGTGCAATTAACGTAAATACTATTACTGCTGGTCAAATTGTGATCACAGCTAATACTATAAATACAACAACAGGTGCAAGTATTCAAATAAATAGTGGTGTGCAATTCAAGAAAGGTGTTGCAGGAGCACCACTGGCAATGAATTACTTGATACATAGTTAATAATATAAAAAAGTAAAAAAAAAGGAGATAAAACACATGGCTTCAGGAAGATTAGGTAAAGCAGACTTGGTAGCCAGTACCGATACCGTAGTTTACACGGTCCCTGCGGCGACTTTTACCGTAGCTACTGTGTCTATCTGCAACAGAGGTAACCAAGTAGTCACTATCAAAATGGCAGTGGCAGATGCGGCAACTCCAGACGCTTCAGAATACGTTGAACATAACGTTGAAATTCTGTCAGCAGGAGTTTTAGAACGTTCAGGTTTAGTGATGTCAGCTGGTCAAAAACTAGTTGTATGGTCATCAGGGGCTAACGTAGCCGCGGTTGCAATGGGTATTGAAACTGGAATATAGACTAAAACGAAAAACAGTCTAAAATGCATAAATAATTAAAATAAGGAAAAAAGGACAAAAAAATGGGAAGATATATTTCAACAACTGGAACTGCTGGAGTAGTAACAAAAGAAGTTTCTACTACTTACAGTGCCGCTGTTAATGATAGAATTCTTGCTGATTCTACTGGTGGAGCATTTACAATTACTCTACCATTAAGTACAGGTTTGTTAGTCAATGATACAATACAACTTATTGACGCAACATCTCAAGCAGGAACTAATAACATAACAGTTGGAAGAAATGGTGCTCTTATCCAAGGTTCAGCAGAAGATTTAACTGTCGATTTAGCAGGTGCTATCATGACATTAATCTATACTGGTGCGACTTATGGATGGATAGTAGGTGCTGTATAATATTTTTATTATATAACACTTAACCATTAAAATTTTGTAAGGAGTTTTTAAAAAGGTAAAGGTATGCCAGCAACAAGTCTAAGAGGATTATTGGGAACTAAACAAGACACGTTTGTCGCGTTCGGTGAAGAAAATCTTGAGAAAGGCAGAATATATGTTTACACTCAAGGAGCAAACTATTCGAGATTATGGTGCGGATTTTGTTTTCACCCAGGAGTGGCAGGAACGGCTACGATAGAAGTTTGGGGAGCTGGCGGTAGTGGCGCAAAAATGTGCTGTTGCGGTTTTGGCTTACCAGGTAATTCTGCGGCATACGCCAAAAGAACTATCTCATTAGCGGCTAATGGTTATGTTTGCGGATGTACTGGTCAATCATGTGGTAATGGAGATACATTATGTCACAGAGGTTGCTCTGAACCAACTTTCATGAATATTTCCAAAGATGGCACAGCAGGTGGATGTACTTGTATTTGTGCTCAAGGTGGAGCAGGTGGAGTTTCTTATTGTTCTACAAACGAATCATTTTATTGTTGTTATAAAGCAAACGGTTTTTGTATTACAAAAACTGAAAACGATCACTGCGGTATTGTATGTAATATGTGTGATGGAAAACATATAGCTTCGGCATATTGCGGAAATGTAATGTGTCCAGGAAGAACTTCTTGTGTATCAGCATTTGGCTGTCACCCAAGTTGTCCTTGTCAATTTACTTGGCACAATCCAACTCCAGCAGGAATGTTTAGTGAAGACGGAGCATATATTACTTACAATACAGAAAATGGTAATGGATTTTCAGAATGGTCAGGCAACGGAGGTCACCAATTAGAAGCGGCACTAGGTGCTGGAAGATTTCCAACTGGTGGAATACCTTGGTCAACTTGCTGGGGAGCAAGTAAGGCTTGTAACTGTTATGAAGCAGATCCATGTATACCACACGTTCCAGTAGGAATGGGAGGTCACGGACCAATGCCTTGTGATGGAGTAAGAGATCACGGTAACAGAGGTGGCCATGGTGGAGTTAGAATTAAATGGATAACAGCATAGGATAAATTATGGCATCATTAACAACATTATTGCAAACAAAATATGATGGGATAGCGGCTGGAGAAACTAACCTGGAAAAAGGTACAATTTATACTTTTTATCCTGCCAACGATTATACAAACTTCCAATGTCACATATGTTGGAAACCACCTGCCAACGGTACAGCACAATTAGAAGTGTGGGGAGCGGCTGGATCAGGTGCAGAAATGTGTTGTTGCGGTGGAGGATTACCAGGTAACCCAGGCGGTTATGCTAAAAAACAACTAGCGGCTTTTGGTGCAAGTTGGACAGATTGTTTTGTTTGTTCAGTTATTGGTTTATCATGCGGTAACTCAGATACTTTAAGTCACAGAGGACGTTCAGAACCAACTCAAGTTTGTTGGTTTGCCAACGACGCAGATGGATGTATTTGTTCTGAAGGTGGACAAGGAGGATGTTCTATTTGTTCTACTGGTAATGCATTGTATTGTTGTTTTGTAGCACAAAATTATTGTCATACACAAGGTGGAAGCACTTATTGTGGAATAATTTGTAATTATAGAGATGATGGTGGAAACAGTTATGACGGTGCAGATTATTGTGCATTTGCTTATGGCGGAGATGTAAACTGTTATGGTGGATTTAGTTGTCATTACTTTAGAGGATGTCAACCAAACTGTAACTGTAGATATATTACAGTAATTAAAGTTCCACCTGGAATGGTTTCAGAGTGCGGTGGAGAAGTTCAGTACGCACAAGATGAAGATAGTGAAAAAGTTTATCACTCAGGTTCAGGCGGAATTATGGGAGTTATGGAACCACTTAATTTAATGACAAGACAACCAACTCAAGGTTCACCTTATAATGCTTGTTGGACAGGTAATGACTCTTGTGGTTGTTATGATTTCCAAGGATGTACTCACTTCTTTCCAGGAGGAATACCAGGACAAGGACCAACACCGTGCGATGGATATAGAGATCACGCATGGAGAGGTGGAAACGGAATATTAAGGATTAAATTTATAGCTTCATAAGGAGTAAATAGTATTATGGCATCATTAAAATCAATATTGACAACAAGACAACCGGCAAGTATGTCAGAAGATAACCTAGAAAAAGGTTACATTTATGCATATTCTCCGGGTACTCAGTTTGCCAATTTTTGTAATGGTGTTTGTTGGACAGCCCTTGCAGATGGAAAAGCTATTATAGAAATTTGGGGAGCTGGTGGATCTGGTTCTCGTATGTGTTGTTGCGGAGATGGATTACCAGGTAATGCAGGAGCATATTCTAAAAAAACAATTCAAGTTAATCAAGGTGATACGTTGACAGGTACTTTAGGAATGGCTTGTAATGCTCACCCACTATGTCACGTAGGATGTAGTGATCCAACTCAAATATGTTATATAACAACTACTGCAAGTACGCATGGTTGTATGTGTGCAAGAGGTGGATATGGTGGAAAATCTATGTGTACAACTGGTACATCTTTCTACTGTTGTTACAATGCAGAAGGTTTTTGTACTGTAAGATGTAACAATGATAATTGTGGAATGACTTGTAACTGGTGTAATGGTGCATGGGAAGCCTTAGCATATGGTGGAGATATAAATTGTTGTGGAGAAATTGGCTGTACTAGTTGGTTCGGCTGTTGCCCTCACTGTAAATGTTTCTTCCAAAGACACGCTCCTGTACCTTCAGGACTTTTTGCAGAAAATGGAGCATTAATTACGTTCCAAACAGAATCAGATGGAACACCTATGTCGCAATGGTCAGGTAACCAATTATTCCAATATTATGCGGCTCTTAATTTGGCTACTAAATCACCAAGACAAGGTAACCCAAGATCTTATTGTTGGAGATCAGACAGATCTTGCGGTTGTTATGAATCACAAGGATGTGCTAATTTCTTACCAACAGGATCAGGTGGACTACCACCAAATGCTTGTCCAGAAGTTAGAGACCATGGAATCCGTGGAGGACACGGAGGAGTTAGAATTAAGTTTATAGCTTCGGCATAATAATTGCAGGAGTAGGATAAATAGTTAAAACAAAGGAACAAAGATTATGATAACAACAGCGTTTAACATAGCATTACCAAATAAACCATACGTGGACAACTTTTCAGATAATACTGTTCATGGTTCAAATTATGTTGGTTTTAAATTTATTAAAGTAATAGTAGATGCTAATGGCTGGGTAGTAAATGCAGTTTCAGAAGCTGATACTATGGATGAAATAAACGCTCAAGCTAGTCCAGTTCCAGCAGGTTGCAGTGCAGTTGTAGTAGACGGTTCAGCAAATCCTTTTGAAGCGGCTTTTATTACAGGAAGATATACAACTGGTGCAGTTGCGGCTTATGAAGAATCATTAGGAACAAATGATGCTAACGGTGACCCAGAAGTTTGGACATATACTTGGGGAGAAGATGGCGTTTTAAACCAAATTTATTTACATGGTACATTGAAATACGTAGACGGGGCTTTCGTTGCGCCACAAATGAGAACACACGCACTAACTAGACAAATGTTCTTAGATTCATTAGCACCTATGTCACAAGGTTTAACAGACGCTCTTACGGCAGATGATGCAAATACTGTTTATACAGCGGCTGAAAGACAAGCAATTGTTGATCATAAAACATACGTAGACAATATTTCTACAAAATATGCGGCAGTTGACCATTGGAAGATTCCATTCTTACCAATGCCTAAAATATAATAAACTAATACTTTTCAAATTATAACTCAAGAATTTTAGGTTACACTATTGGTACCTAATAAGTAATAGTGTTAATCTAACTATGACTGAAAATAATCCTATAACAAGACCAAAAGCATTTTTTTTAAATGGGGGAATGGGTAGAATTATCTGTGCTATTCCGGCCCTTGAAAAATACTATGAAGAATCTATCGACAAAGATTTTATAATAGTAGTAGAAGGTATTCAAAATATTTTAGATGGTCATCCTACATTAGATTCTAAAACATTTGACTATGGTCATAAAAATTTATTCCACACTAAACTTGTAAAAATGGATGTGGTAAGTTTAGAACCATATAGAATATGGGAATATTATAATCAAAAATGTAATATAACTCAAGCGTTTGATATTTTAATTAATAATAAAGGTGTTAGAGAATTACCTAAACCTACAATTAATTTAAGTCAAGAAGAATTACTTGCAGGAAAAAAAGCAGTTAAAGATATTAAAGATAAACTTAAAAAAGAAAAAGTAATTGTTTTACAACCATTTGGACGAGGGATTCAACAAATAGACAATAGTTTTGTAGATAAAACTTGTCGAAGTATGGAATTTAAAAATATAAAAAACTTAATAAGAAAATTACAAGCAGAAGATTATGCAATTATATTAATGGCAGAATTTGGAATTGATTTAAAAGGTGAAAAATATCCAGATGAAATAGCAATGCCTGAAGGAATTGACTTAAGAAAATGGTTAGCAATTATAAAAAATAGTGATCATTTTTTAGGTTGTGATAGTGTAGGTCAACATTTAGCCTATATAGGTGAAACAGATGCAACAGTAGTAACTGGTGCAACGTTCCCAGTTAATACATCATATCCTAAAACAAAAGGAATTAATATTATAGATATGGGACAAATAGATAGAGAATATGATCCAATAAGAATAACAAACGATGAACAAGTTAGTAGACATAATGAAAAATTAATGTGGATGACAGATGAAGTAGAAAATTATATTATAAATGTTGTATTAGGAAAACAAAAAATTGACGAGGAAGATAAAGATGAGTAAATCAGGTTATATTGCGGCAATAGCCAGAGGACATAATGCAGGTATATGTCTATTAAAAGATGGAGAAATTGTTTTTGCAATAGAAGAAGAAAGATTATCTAGACACAAATACGATGGTGGTCCATATCGTTCAATGATGGAAATATTAAAATATACGGACAAAATAGATTATCTAGTTGTAGCTCATACACAACCATTAGATGATCCTACTACTGGTAAAGTTGATTATACTCATGATGATGTATACACAGGGTTAGCAAGAAAATTAGGTTTAATAGATAGAAAAGCAGATTTACAACAACACCCACAAGTAATTGACCTAAGTCATATCCATCATAAGTTACACGCCGGTTGTGCTTTTTATAGATCAGGATTTGATAAAGCCTGTTCAGTTATTGTTGATGGAGCAGGAACTTTTATGCCTGTTAATAATCAACTTACAGGAGATTTATGGATGTTTGAAATTGAATCTATTTTTGATTGCTCATATCCTAATAATATAACAACTGTATGGAAACATTACGGTACTGGTTCTGCATCTCCAGGAGCATTTATAAAAAAACATCCTTCAGATAAAATGGGAGAACCAGGTAAAACTCATGAATGTTTATTTTCAGATGTAGCAGGAATTGTTAAAGTTTATGAAGCAATTACTCAATACTGTGGATTCTCTGCCATTGAAGCAGGAAAAACAATTGGATTATTTCCTTATGGAAAAGCTAATGATAGAATTCCTCCATTATTTCATGATGAAGTAAAATATATGTCTTTGTCTAATAGACATTTAATAATTCCTACATATCCTAATGCGGCAATAGTAAATGAAGGCATTTATGATTACTTAGATGATACACCTGCAGATTGTCCTGATGTTACTAAACTAGATAATAGAAGAGATTTAGCATATTCTTGTCAAACAGAAACTCAAGCAGAAGTTTTAAAATTAATTTATAAAGCTGTAGAAATGACAGGTCAAAAAAATGTTGTATTATCTGGTGGATATGGATTAAATTGTGTAGCAAATTATTGGTATCTTGAGTCTTTAAGAAAAGATGGAATTAATTTATTTGTTGAACCAGTATCAAATGACGCCGGAACAGCCATTGGAGCGGCTCTTTTATTTTATTATGGTATAACAGAAGATATGACAAAAAGACCACTTACTACATTATGTCAAGGTCTAGAAAGAAAATATACATTAGAAGAAATAGAAAAATTAGCAAATAAATCAGGCATTGAATTAATGGACGCAAATGATAAAGATGTAGTTAAATTAATGATAGAAAAAAATATTATTTCTATGTTTCAAGGAAAATCAGAAAGTGGTCCAAGGGCATTAGGTAACAGAAGTATTTTATTTGATCCTACATTTAAAGATGGTAAAGATTTTGTTAATATAGTTAAACGTAGAGAATATTTTAGACCTTTTGCAGGATCTATATTACATGAACACGTACACGAATGGTTTGATTTAAGAGGAATGGAAGAAAGTCCTTATATGATGTATGCTGTAAATTGTCAAGAAGGAATAGCAGAAAAAATTCCTAGTATTATACACGTAGATGGTACTTGTAGAATACAAACAGTTAAAGAAGAACAAAATCCATTGTATTATAAATTAATTAAAGAGTTTTATAATCAAACAAAAATACCAATTGTGTTTAATACGTCATTTAATTTGGCTGGAGAACCACTTGTAGAAACATTAGAAGACGCTATATGGACTCTTGAAGAATCTCTTTTAGAATATTTGTATCTTCCAGAATATGGAAAAATGTTAAAGGTGAAAAATGTCAAGAAATAGTGCTATCTTTTTAAATGGTGGAGCAGGAAGAATGATTAGTTCTATACCTGCATTAGAAAATTTTGCAAAAGAAAATCCCAATGATGATTTTGTAATAATTTGTGAAGGCGGTACGGATGTTTTAAAAGGTCATCCAACATTATATTATAAAACATATGACAATTGGCATAAAGGACTTTTTAAAGAATTAATAAAAGATAGAAATTGTATTAATCCTGAGCCATATAGAGTATGGGAATACTACACTCAAAAGTGTAGTCTTGCTCAAGCATATGATATTGCAATTAATAATAAAGGTATAAGAGAATTAAAAAAACCTACAATAAAATTAAGCAAAGATGAATTATTATATGCTCGAAAAATGTTATCAGAAGTAAAAGAAAAATGCAAAAAAGACAAATTAATTGTTATTCAACCCTTTGGAAGAGGTGTTAGAAAAGAAGATAAAGACATAGTTGACATTACAGGTAGAAGTATGGAAACTAAAAATCTTTATAATATAGTAAGAAAGTTATCTAAAAAATATGCTGTAATGATTATGACTGAAACACCATTAGAATTTAATAAGCATATGTCAGCACCAGTGGCTACGCCACAAAATGTACATATAAGAATATGGATGGGTGTAATTAAACAATGTGATCACTTTTTAGGTTGTGATAGTGTAGGGCAACATATGGCTTATGTTTTCGACACAACTACAACATCAGTAATAGGATCTACATTTCCTATTAATGTATCATTCCCAAACAATGAAAAATTCAATATTATTGATTTAGGTAAAGAAGATCGTGTTTATAGTCCTATAAGAGTTACCGTAGATGAGTTCTCAGACCGTATAAATGAGGGTATTATGGAGATGGATGACCAACAAGAGCAACAAGTTATTGCATCAGTCAATAGAATGATAAAACACGGTAAAAATACCCAATAAGCCCAATATCTACAGAAACTCTATCCTAATAAAATTGGTAAATACACTTAAAGAAGGAATCTTTATATGTTTGATGTATCAAAACTCTTTGGAAAAGGCGATAAAAATACGCTATTAATGAAAAATGGATTAAATTTTTCATACAATGGCCCATCTGCCACTGTAGAAGAAGGATTAGTTTTAGACAGATTTCACCTTGCAACTTTTTGTTCTGCAGAATATACAATATCTATAGACTATGATACTAATAATAAAGAAATTATTAGAGCATTAGTAGTAGGTGCTCCATTAAATAGTTCTGTTACAATTTACGGTAGATCAAATTTGGGAAATAATTTAGTAAAATTAACTAGTACAGTTACTGATTCTTTTGTAGAATTAAAACTAGATCCAGAAAATAAAACAGCAACAACAAAATATAACGGTTCAAAAGCTATCTTTAAGGCAACATATTTTCAAACAATGAATGCTTTATTAGGTGGTGTATAATATGAAATTAAATTTTGATAAATATAGAGTATAGATAAAATGGCAGTAAATTATAAACAGTTTGAAGCAAACTACGGATTTAAAAGCCCAGGATTTACGGTTGATAATCTTGGTAATGTATCTGTTAGAACAATTACTAATACATATACTCCGACTGCATCTGATTCCATAGATTATACAGTTACAGAACAAACCAATAATTTTTCTATTGTAGATAAAGATAGTAATAATTTAGGATCAAACCCAGCTCTTGATTTAAAAAGAGGTACAACTTATGTTTTTGACCTTAATACTACATCTATTACATGGAATATTTTTTCACCAGATACAAATAATAATGCAGTTGCTGGAGTTTCTTATAGTACTGGGTTATCGCATACTACAAGTATCAATGGACAAAACCTTGCAACTGATACATGGACAGTTGCACAAACTTGGCAACAAGAATCTTCATCTTATAGTAGACCTGTAACTGTTGTTGTTCCTAATACTACCGGAACACCATTACAAGGTAAACAAATTCCAGTAATTATAACTTTACACAATGCAAATCAATCGGCTGGAAATGCTATTACAAATTTAAATTATCTAACAGATAAAATTATAATTGCTCCTCAGGGTTACAGTAAAGAATGGAATACAGGATATACTACTACTAAAGCAGATGATATAGCATACCTTGATGCAATAATAGATAAGTTAGCGGATTATGACAATGTAGATTTAAGAGAAATTTCAATTCATGGTAAAGGACTTGGTGGACAAATGGCACACCAATACGCTTTACAAACAACAAAAACAAATATTAAAAATGTAATCATTGAATCAGCATTATTCAATGAAGACCAATACAGAGAAAATACAGGTATTTTTTACAAAATGGCTTTAGCTAATTTAGGAGATTCAACAGCAGTTTCTTGGGCACCAGTAACGCCTTTATCTAAAGCAAAAGTTATAATGTTTCATGGTGAAGAAGATTTAGCATATCCATTTAATGGTGGAGTTGTAGCTGGTCAAACTATTTTAACAGCGGCATCTACAATATATGGCTGGGCAAAAGCAAATAGTACTATAGAAAATAAATTATTATCTGGTGTACTTCAATTAGATGGTTCTAATTTATATTCTTATAATTCAGGTAATGTGTCGCTATATGCTTATTCTAATGTAGCACAAACTTGGGAAGGAAGTGTATTAACAAGCGTTCAAACAAGAGTAAATGAGACAGCTACTCCTTCTTCATATGTAGATATTCCAACAGCTTCTACTGTAACTGGAGAAGATGCTTTAGCAAAATCTAAAGGACTTTTAAGTTTTGTAGTACCAATTGATGCTCCAGATAAACTATTTTATGGTGATGCAGATAGAGTTCCTAGTGCGGCAATTAATATAACTAATCCTACAGTAACAGGAATTGGATCATTTAGTTCTATTCTTAATACAGGAAATTTAATAAGTTCAGGTGCAGATGCAATTATAACAATTAGTCCTACAGGTACTGGTACAGTAAATATTAATCCAGCTGGTGGTGGTACTATAAACAATGTAAATATTAATGCAACAAATTTAACAACATCTGGTGAAGTATCTATAACACCTAATTCAGATGTAACTATAAGCCCACAATTAAGTGGTACACTAACAGTAAACCCTTCAGCAACAGGATCTTTAAATAATGTGTCCGTTGGACAATCTGTTCCTAAAGCAGGAGCTTTTACTACTCTCATTTCGACGTCAGGAACGTTAAATAGTACTACAATTGGTACAACGACACCTGCCAATGCTGGATTTTTATCCGCAACGGGCGAAAGTACGCCTACAACAGGTAAACACTTGACCAATAAAACTTATGTAGACGCAACTAGTATGGCATATTCTATTGCGTTAGGGGTATAAAAATTAAATGGCTAAAAAGAAATTAAACAATTATATATTTCAAACAGGAATTCCTAAAAACGGGAATAATTATCCTGTAGCTCATAATCTTATCGATAAAAATAAAGAGTGGATTAAAGATGAAATGATGGGTTATATCGCTGAGAAAACATCTCAAGATACAGCCGCTGATTTATATCCTAATATATCTAACAGAATTACAAACAATAAAACTTTTATTAAAGATGAAGTATGGGCCTGGGTGGCGGCACAAGTTGCAGGTAACATTGCTCCATTTGCCGGTTATACTAAAACTGAAGACACTGTAGAAACAGATGTAGAAGCAGTAGTAGAAGCTATTGCACGTGACGTTAGATATGGTGGAAATGAAAATTTAAGACTTCAATCAGGTACATATTTTATAGATGGTGTACTCCAATTAGCTAACAGTGGAGATCCTGAAATCGCATATTGGGGTTATATGCGAACACTTATAAAAGATTCTATTTTACCTGGAGGTGCATTTGGTACTTTACAAACTAGTACATCTTACACTCCTACAGGAGCAACATATACGCCAACAACTGGTGATATGATTTTAACTATTGGTGCTCACACTTTAACAGTTGGACAATCTGTTAGAATTAGTACACTTGGTTTAACTTTTACGTGTGCAATGGACAACAATGCAACAAATCACAGTTATCCAAGAGCATCTGGTTCAGCCGCACCCGGTGGTGCTGATTTTTTTTATAATAAACCAGTTAAAGTTACAGCTAAAGATTCAGTATCAATTACTATAAACGTAGGAGTATCAAGTAATACAACAGCACATACTTTTGTAAGTGCTACTTCTGGTAGTGTACAAAGTGGAACAGTACAAGATTTAACAGGAACAAATGCTGAAAGTGCCGGTGTTACTGACTTTGATACAAAATTAGGACAATTAATTGAAACAGTTGACAATGGAATTGTTCAATTACCTGCTCTTACAAGTAGTTCTTATGTATTTGAAAATTTTACTTATAATTCAGATAAGTGCGATAGAGATTATGATTTTATTCTTGATGCATATCTTAATGATTTACGTTACAATGGTAACAAACAAACAAGATTTATTGCTTCTAAATTCTGGGTAGGAACAACTCCTCAAATAGATGGAGATAGACAACCAGAAGTTGCCGCAACAGATTGGGTTAGAGATTTATTAATTAATTACGTTTTACCAAATAAATCTGTAACTTTCACACCAACAAATGTAGTATACACTCCGACAACTGGAGTAATGGTATTAACTATTGGATCTCATCCTATGTTGGTTAATGAATATATTAGAATTAATACAAACAGTTTAACATTTACTTGTGCAATGGATAGTCATGCGACTAACCATACATATCCTAGAGCGTCTGGATCAAATGCACCAGGTGGGGCTGACTATGCCTATAATGAACCAGTTAAAATTACATCAGTAAGTGCAACATCAATTACTGTAAACGTAGGAACATCAACTAATACATCAGCACATACTTTTATAAGTGCTACTACAGGTGCAGTAACACAATCAAAACAAAATCCAGTTGTTACTACTCAATTTACAGATGGAAATAATTCTGAATCAAACGCGACAAATAGAATAGTAACATTGTCAAATATTATTTCTGATGTAAAAGCAAATGGTTTAGATAATTTACCAGCATTAGAAAAAAATGAAGTATCTAGTTTAAAAGTTGTTAATCCAGGTGGACAAATTAATCATGAAGATATTTTATTAATTACTAACACTACAAGAAATACTGTATTATATAATTTTGCTGATGCAAGTCTTGGCTGTACAGTTGAATATGAAAAAGAAACTGACGATGATTTTAAAGCATTCTTACACGGTAGTGATACTGTAACTACAATATTTTTAAATGCTGATACTTCTAGCCATACAGTTGATGATGCAGTATCAATTTTTGTAGAAGGCGGCGAACTTAGAACAAGACCATTTGATTTTGGTACTGACGCAATTGAAAGATTTAGAATTGCAAAACCACAATCAATGATAGATGCTGACTTTGAATATGGTCTTCAGCCAACCAAGTGGCAAGCAATTGGAACACAAAGAGGTTATCCATCAATTTACGAAGTACCGGGAACAGATATAGATATCGCATCAGTAACAACTGACGCATCAACTGGTACAGCAGGAATAGGTGCATCATTAATAACTGTAACAACAGTTGGCCCTCACGCCATGTTATCAGGTGATCCTTTAACTATTATAGGTTTTGCAGGATCAGGTGTAGAAGGGGCAGGTAGAGCACAAGGTTCATTTGTTGTAAATTCTGTAACATCTAATAAAATTTTTACTTACTATGCAAAAGCAAAAGTAGGAACAGCAAACGGTCAAACAATATCAACTAAATTTACTCAAATGCGTAAAGGTGCATTTTATACTGGAGCAGATTTAGGAGAACCATCGTTCTCTGTTGTATCACAAGGATCAAGTGGAGCAGTTGCAACTTCATTAAAAGTATTAGCAGGACAATCAATTGTTCCATTTACAGGAGCAACTCCTCCAACAGGAGCTCCAGTTACAGGAACAGGTATCGCAACAGGTACTCAAATTACAGCAATTACTGGTACAGGTGGAGCTTTAGTTAGTCCAAAAATTAAAGGAGATTATGCTTCAGGTGTAACTCAAGTTGAAGTTGTAGATCCGGCAGGTATATTACAAAATTCTGTATTGGATAGAGGAGATGGTTTTGGTACAAATATTATAAACGTTAATGGAGCAGTATTAACTTTATCAAGTCCTTTACAATCAAGTTTAGTAGGTGATCAAACAGTTTATTCAAATGTTGCTGGATTAAACAGATCACCAAATGGTACAAGTGCAACTTGGCAAATAAGTTGGACAGGTGGTGCTTATACTGTTGTACAAGGAATAACTGGAACAAATTATCAACTTGGTGATGCAATAACAATTCTTGGAACGGCTTTAGGTGCATCATCTCCAGCAAATGATGTAACAATTAATATAGACAGTGTAGATACTGGAGGAGAAATTCTTACTTTCAGTTATTCAGGAACTGCATTTGATGGTACAGGATCAGCTTCAGACATTACTGGTAGCGTACCAGGTGGCGTAGGCACAGGTGGAGAATTTAATATTACTAAAACTAATACTTCATATGCGGTAGCATTAGCAAGTCAAACCTTTACACTTTTAAATCCTCAATATGCAGGTGGCGGTGGTACTGGATCTATTTGGGACATAACATTCACAAATGGTGTTTATAATACTGTTACAATGTCAAACGGTGGATCTGGTTTTATTGTTAATGATACAATTAGAATTGCAGGAACAGAATTTGGTGGACAAGGCGATCTGAATGAATTATTAATTAGAGTTACTGGTGTAAGTTCAGGAGTAATAACAAGTCATTCATCTGCAGGTACGGCTCCAGATGCAACAGTAATATATACAAATCCAGCATTTACTACAAGTGGTTCAGGTACATTAGCAACATTTAGCGTAACTAGAACAGGAACGGCTTATACAGCAATTATTACAGCGCCAGGAACTAATTATGGAGTTTCTGATACTATAACAATTGATGGTGGAAATTTAGGTGGTGCATCAACAACAAATGACTGTACATTAACCGTTGCAACTATTGATGGTTCAGGTGGAATAACAAGTGTAACTCCTACTGGTTTAGCTGTTAATACAAAGACTATTGCTGGAATAACATCAGGTAATAACTACGTAGGTTCAAATGCTCAATTTAGTGTTACTAATCCAGTGGGTGGTAGCTATACTAGTATTACAGCAACAAATGTAGGACAACATTATACATTAGGTCAAGAATTAACAATATTAGGAACACAATTAGGAGGTTTATCTCCTACACACGATTTAACAATTACATTGGCAACAGCGTTAGGAGCCAATGATGCAATTGTACAAGGTAATTGGACTATTTCTGGTAATGCTACAGATGGTCCCGGTACATTAAATTATGTAGCAAATGACATATTAAAAATTAACGGTACAGCATTAGGCGGAGCTAATATTACAAATGATGCATACGTTAGGGTGTCTAGCGTAGACGCAGAAGGGTCGATTACAGGAGTAGCTGTCACTGGAACCGGAACAGATGGTGATGTAACATATACAGAAGTACCAGAATGGGATGGATCAACTATACCAGGATGGACTACAAGTTTAGCAGGAACAGGTGCAACATTTACAATTCAAAGAATAGGAACGGCTTATACAGCTACAGTAGTAGCAACAGGTTCGGGATTTGTAGGGACAGAAGCAATAACAATTTTAGGAACACATTTAGGTGGTGCAACACCAGCCAATGATGCTTCATTTACAATTGATACTGTTAATGCAGGAGCAGTTGCTACTATAAGTGCAGTAACTGGAACAGCGGCTAATACTCAATTATACACAAACGCACCTACAGAAAAAAGAGTAGGTCAAGGTGAAGCATTTGATATTAGTATCACAGGTGGAAATTATACTGTAGATCAAATTTCACAGGCAGGTACAAATTTCTGGGTAGGACAAATAGTAGTAATTCCTGGAACATCTTTATTTGGTTCTTCACCAGCAAATGATTGTTCAATAGAAATTACATCAGTAGATGCAGTATCAACTGGTGGAATTACAGGTACAACTGTAACTGGAAGTGCTAACACTGGTACAGGTGCCGCAGGAACAATGTTAATTGGTACTAATAGACCACAAACAGGTATTGGAGCAGTATTCTATATAACTAGATCATACACAGACGATTCATCAACTACATATACAGAAGCAACAGTTTCTAGTTTAGGAACAGGTTATAATGTAGGAGATCAAATTGTTGTTAGTGGAACAGCATTAGGCGGAGGAACTCCTGCACATGATTGTAATGTTACTGTTCAAGCTATAAATTCATCAGGTGGTATATCACAATGTACTCACTCAGGTAGTGCAGTAACAGGAACAGGTGTAACAGTTTATTCATCTCTTACTTTATCAGATGTAACTACGCAAGTTTTACCAGCATCATCTACAATAACTTATAGTGCAATAGCAACTATACAAGTACAATTTTTAACTCCACATGGTTTAGTTCCAGGAGATGGTTTCTTAGTAACTATTGGATCTGATGATGGAAGTAATAATCACTTATTAGCATCAGGACCATTCCTTGTTACAGAACTTCCAGCAACTAATCAATTAAGATTTCAAGCTAGATCACCAGGACAAATTACAGATCTTAACTGGTCTGGATTCGTATATGTTAGACCAGATTCATTCTTTGTACATAGACCATTTGATGGAGGAGTACAATTAGGAACAGGTGGACCACAACACGGTGCACAGGCAATAAGACAATCTAAAAAATATATTAGATATCAATCAGGTAAAGGTATCATGTATACAACAGGTGCCTTGTTTGCTCCATCTTATGATATTTTAAATGTTGTAGCAGATGGTAAAACAGTTGGATCTGTAATATCTGTTACTACAGATGAAGTTGACCACGGATTACAAGTTGGTGCAACTATAACATTAATTGGAATAGCACAACAAGAATTTAATGATGATTATATAGTAATTCAAATTGTAAATGAAAGAACATTTAAAGTTACTGCTAATAGTTCTTTAAGTATGTTAACTCCAGAATTTAAAGATCAACCACAAGTATCATTAAAATATTGGAATGGTGCAACTGTAAGATCAGGTATATTTGATGATCAAAATGGAATTTTCTGGGAATATGATGGTGTAAACTTAAATCTTTGTCAAAGAACAGCTACAAGACAATTAGCAGGAACAATTTCAGTAAATCCTGATTCTAATACAATTACAGGACTAGGAACAAGATTTAGAGAACAATTAAAAGCAGGTGATAGAATAGTAATAAGAGGTATGACTCACGTTGTATCTAATGTTGCAGATAATTTAACAATGAATGTTACTCCAGACTATAGAGGAGTTAATCCAGCCGCTGGTGTTAAAAGTTGTTTAGTATTTGATAAAAAAGTTAAACAAGAAAATTGGAATTTAGACCCTGTCAATGGAACTGGACCTAGTGGATATGATTTAAATGTATCTAAGATGCAGATGATAGGTCTACAAATGTCCTGGTACGGAGCAGGATTTATCGATTACATGACAAGAGGTGGTGATGGTAACTTTATTTTCTGTCACAGAATGAGAAATTCTAACATTAATACAGAAGCATATATGAGAACAGGTAACCAACCTGTGCGTTATGAAGTTACTAATGAAGGTCCAAATGGTAAACTTTCAGATAATATAAATGCTGGAGATACAACAATAAGATTAGTAGATGCTTCTTTCTTTCCACCAAATGGCGGAACGCTTTATATAGATAATGAAATTATAACATACACAACTGTTACTGGTAATAAATTAACAGGTGTTACTAGAGCAACTCAATTAACTAACTTTTCTTCAGGAGCCACTAGATCATATACAGCAGGTCCGGCGGCTGAACACTATAGAAATACTGGAGTTGTATTAATTAGTAACACGGCAAGTCCAATTATATCTCACTGGGGATCATCTTACATAACAGATGGTGACTTTGATGAAGAACGTGGATATTTGTTTAGTTATGCGGCAACGAATACAGAATTAGAAACTACGAAAAAAACTGTGTTCCTAATAAGATTAGCACCATCAGTTGCTAACGCTTTAACAGGAGACCTTGGAGATAGAGACTTGCTTAACAGAGCCCAGTTGCTACTTGAAGGTATAGAAATTACAACAGAACCTATGGCTAGTAACCCAGGTTCACTGGTCTTACAAGGAGTGCTTAATCCTCAAAACTATCCATTAGATCCAAGTGATATAGGTTGGACGGGACTGTCAGGAACTGCACAAGGTGGTCAACCATCGTTTGCTCAAATAGCGGCAGGTGGTTCGGTTAACTGGAACGGTGGAGCTACTCAGGTTACTGCAACAGCAGACACATCGGCGGCAATTTCAACTCAAGTTACAAACAACTGGTGGAATATGGGTAGTTGGTATAACAATTATTCATACTGGTTAAAAGAAGATGGTCCAGGAAACAACAATGGTTTTGATGGCAGAGATATTAAAGTAGGAGATTCAGTAAGTGGTGGTAGTTTCCCAGCAGGCACAATTATTACAGAGCTTTATGAATATTCTTATTACTATCTAGCATACTACAGTAATAATCACGGTGGTATTCCGATGGGAACAGCAATTACGTTTTCTATGGGAGGTACATTAACTAATACAAACTACTTGTACATGGATCCAACTTCATGGGAAGCTTCAAATGCCACACAAGGTACAGAATTACAAGACACTAATTTTCCATCTGGTACATCTGTTATTAGTGTAGACCCATTAGGAAGATATGGTCCAGTTGCTACTGGTACAACTTATTATAAAGTAACGTTTTCACAAACATCAACAGCGGCTATTGCCGCAGGTGCAAGTGTAACGTTCTTATTTGGTAATCCACCATATGCACAACCAGGTGAAATGATCTTTTCATTCGTTGCACAACCAGGTGAAAGAGCAACATTATCTCTTGCTCCGATCAAGGAATTGACTAATACTACATTAGGTGGAAGAGGAACATTTCCTAATGGTCCAGATGTGTTAGCAATTAACGTATATAGAACAGGTGGAACTGGAGCAGTTAACGGTACAGTTACACTGCGTTGGTCAGAAGCTCAAGCGTAATTATTTCTTTTCAGGATTGTCTTTTTTTGATTGGCTATCGCCTTTTATAACTCTATAATTATCTTCGGAATGATCAGGTGTGCTAACTTCGGATACGCTACCATGATCAGATACTAATTCTAATTGGTGAGGCATTAATGGTGGATTATACCAAGTTTCTCCTTCTTTAAAATCTTTAGTATATAAAGTTGCATCTTTAGTATCAATCCAATGTAATTTAAATGTTCCACTATTGCAAAACCATGTTTCATCTTTATCTTTATGAAAATGCATACTAAATTTTGCACCTTTTTTAGTAAACACCATAATTTTTCCACAGTATTTGTCGCTAGAAGCCCATATTAATTCATAGCCCCAACCCATTTCTCTTTTACCTAGTTTATTGATCATCAATAAATTCCTTAATTGTTTTCCAATTAATGTTTATATGTTTATTTAATTTTGTTAAATCGGCGCAAGTATAAGTTTGATATTGTTTGCTTAAATTTAATGGCATAGGTATTGTTTCTAACTTGGCATTGTATTTTTCAGCAATAATTTTAGCTACTCTTAAAAAACTAGTAGATTTACCAGTACCTACATTAAAAATACCACTAATATCTTGCTCTAACATTTGTTGATGTACTTTACATACATCACTAACACAAACAAAATCTCTAAGATAATTTTCACTATTTTCAAAAATTTTAATTGATTTATTTTCTTTAGCTTGTTTTGTAAATTTAGTTATAGGAGATGCTTGATCTTTTTTATCTTCTTCATGATGACCATACACATTAAAATATCTAAATCCTTGTACAAGAATTTGAAATCCATCTTTATCTACAGATTCTATAAAACGATCAAAGAAATATTTGCTCCATGCATAAGCATTCATTGGTTACACAGGACCTTCTTCATTAAAATTACCTGTAGTTCCATATACACTAGCAGAGCTGGCATATTGAAAATTTGTTCCCATACTATCACATAATTGTAATAATCTCATACTGAAATCATAATTTTGTTTCATTATTTTGTTTACATCGGTTTCAGTAGTTGTAGAAATTGCTCCTAAATGAATTATCCAATCATATTTTGATGGATCTGGAAAAGAATTTTCTATATAATCATAACCTTCTACAGTATGTCCTTTGGTTTGTAAATGTGCAAACAAATTACGTCCTATAAATCCTTTATATCCTGTTATTAAAATATTCATTAGTATCCGTCTGTTTGCCAATCTCTAGTTAATTTACATATTTCTTCTGGTATAGACAAATAAGAATATTTGCTATCTGGAATTGGTACAAAATTAATATTAATTGCTATTCTAACTTTTTCATCTGTACAAGTAGAACCTGAATGATTTAGATAGCTAGGAAAAATAACCATTGAATTTGCAACACTAGGTATTTGTACACCATTTTTAAATTCAGTATATCCATTATTAGTATTAACATAAAATATTGCTGTAAGTGAGCAAGGATGAATAGTATCTACATGGTATCCGTGAACAACTACTTTATCGGCTTTTGGAACAAGATTAGCTTTAATTCTAACAAAGTTTATTGGATCTAAAACTGCAAAAATTGGCATTAAAATTTCCCAATTTTCTCCTTGTGTAACAATTTTACTAAATTCTTGAAATTGATGTACAAATTGTTGTTGATATTCTGATGTACCTGGTTTTGCAGTGGCCTCACCTACAACATAATCATAGTAATACCAAGGAAAACTTTTATCCATTATTCTATTTCTTAATTTTTCAAAATCTTCAGTACTTAATACATCATTAACAGTTATAATTTTATCTTTCATTTTTAATTTTCTCTATTATATCACTTGTAGAATGTCCTTCTATTCTTGAAAAAATTTTAACTTCTGCAAGTTCATTTCCTATTACTGTTTCTACAGTCCAATCACCACCTTTTACTATAATATCTGGCATAATTTCTTGCATAAGATTGTGTGGATTATCTTCTTCAAAAACTTTAACTTCATCTACCCACGGTAACATCATTAATTGTTTAATTCTTTTATCAACATCATTAATAGGTCTATCAGGACCTTTTATTTTTTTAACACTAGCATCACTATTAATTCCAACAATTAATTTTTTACCTAAACTTTTTGCATATTTTAATAACTCTAAATGACCTATATGTAAAATATCAAATACTCCATTAGTAAAAATAACTCCTTTTTGTAAATCATTTAAAGTAACAGGAACAACACCACGTTGTTCTACATTTCTAGCTGATGCCATACACGCCAATTTACAACATTCAAATATATTAATATCTTTGGATATACCATAAGCTAATACACTTAAAAATGTATCTCCTGCGCCTGTAACATCAGCAACATCTTTTGCTTTTTCTTTTAATAATTGATATTCACCTGTAGTAGATAATACATGAGCACCATTACTACCATCTGTAACTATTAACCATGTCCATTGATGATCTCGCATAAATTTAAGAGCATCACTAATTGAAAATACACCATTCCATTCTTTGTATTCTTTCATATTAGGTTTAACAATATAGGCACCATCATAGGTATCTGCACTTTGTTTTGGATCTATTATTACATATTTTGTTTTTTCTAATAATTTAGATATTGTATCTTTTTTAATAACACCTTTACTATAATCACTAACAATTACTATATCATTTTCATTACAATCAACGGTAATTTCATTAGAATAGTTTTCTTCTTTATCTAATCTTAAAACGTGTTTACCACCTTGACCTATTATTCTTGTTTTAGTAGTTGTAATAGAATGGTTATAATTTAATTTAGGATGTATATCTTTATTCAAAAATAATTTTATTAATTTTTTACCTGCTTCATCTTGCCCTACTGCACCATATAATTCGCAAGGTACTTTTAAATTTGCAATATTAACTGCAACATTTCCAGCACCACCTATACTATATCTTTTATTATGTTCTTTTAAAACTAATACAGGACCTTCAGGTGAAACTCTGTTAGCTTGACCTTCTATCCATACATCTAGCATAATATCGCCTATTATTTTAATCATGTTATAAATTTAATCATTTTAAAAACTGTTTCTAATTTTGTTTGATTAGTTTTATTTTGTAGTGTTTTTCTTAATCCTTGGTGCAAAGGTTTAGGCCATCTACCAAAAGTTACCCAAGAATAACCATCATGTTCTTGATTTAATTTAGGTATAAATTCATTTTTAACTAAACAGAGATATGTGTGATATAAGAAATTTTCATCATTACTGATAAAAGTTTCCATAGGAATTGTTTTAATAATTTTTTGATCGCCTATTTCTTCTTTAATTTCTCTTTTCAAACCTTCCCACGCATTAGAATCAGTAGTAGTTGTTCCACCAACTAAACCCCATACGTGATTTTGTTTACTTTGTGTTCTATGTAATAATAAAAAACGTTGGGTGTCTAAAGTATAGAAAAGTGCTCCGCAACCAATTATTCTCTGGGTCATGTAAATAATTATCTTAAAGAGAGATGTTCCAGGTTCCTTTACGATATTCGCCTTCGAAACTTAATAACCAATTTATACCATCCCATTTATATTGAATACCTGTGTTGAGATTGGTAATATAGGTAGGTGAAAATGCTGTAGAATCGTCTAAATTATTAGCACTTGCATTAAAAATTATTGTCCAATCTGTTCCATTCCATTCTATAATATCATTAGCTTGAGCTATCAAGTCTCCTGCACCACCTTTCCATGCATCTGGTCCGTCTGTATTTTCTGTATCGCCTATAGGTCCTAATAACAATAATCTTTGACCTGCTACTTTTGTAGTTGATGGATTATAAGAAATAGGATCTATTACAAAATCTACTGTACCTCTTGCATCTGCATAGCCTTGAATAACGGAATCAGTAGGAATAGAATCCGTGTCCCAATTTATAATTAATTGATTTTCATTTAAAGTGTTTACTGCAAACGTTCCAGTAATTCTTGTACTAACATCTTTTCTATTCAGATATATTGTACTAATTCCTGCTTGGTAACTTCCTGGTAATCTTTCTAATAAAGAATTCCAATTCATATTTCCAACAACACCTTTTTGTATTATTTGTGCAATATTATTCATTACAAGTATATCATATTGAATACCTGTAGTTCCTACAACACTATCAACATCTGCTTTGAAAGTTTCACTAGTATCAATTGTTCCATCTGCTGTTTTAACAATGTCTGCTTTAATACTTTTAGAATAATCGTCTTGATATGCTTGTAATTCAGGCATAGACTGACTAAGGTCAATGTTACCTGTTTTTTCATTATATATACTAGTAATAATTTGTGTTACTACTCCTAATTTTTTAACCTTAGTTGGAGGACTTATCCAAATAGGCGTTGTAAATCCTAAAGTAGCTACATCTATTTCACTCTCTGTTCCAGTTGGAATTGTTCTTCCACTAAAAATAACACTTGTTAAATCTACTACACTTAAACTAGTCCAATCAACATAATTGTCTGTAGTTTGTATTTCTAAACTTGGATTGAACAACATCATAACTTGTTCTAAAATTTGTAATTTTTGTTCTGTGTTTGTAGACCATATATCACAACTTACTCCTAATGTATAAGGTGTAGGCATTAAACGTTCTACTGTATAATTTTGTCCTTGTGTATTTAGGTATTCTTTTCCTGCTTCATCATATTGTCTTTCTCTTACATGAATTTTACTAATATAAGTAGCATCTGCTAATCTATCTCTAGCCATTTCTAAATTAGTAATGTATATTGCCATTCTTGGAGCTGATGGAATTTTATTTTCTGAATTATCTCTAATAATATGAGCAACTTGTCTAGTCATATCACCGTACATAACAGGTATTTGTCTTAAAACACCATCGCCATCTTTATAGCTAAAATTACTCATTAGTCTAATAATTTGAGTTATGTATCGTCTAATTTGTCCGTCGTAAAAAAATTGCATTATTTCTTCTCTGTTTTTTCTAGTTTAGATGGATAATTTTTTTTCACTGGCTCATAAAAAGTTCTAACTTTACCCATCCAATTTCGAGTAACTTTTTTAAGTCCTACTGCTTTTTCTGTACCAGGTATAGGTATTCCAAAAAATTCTTTAATTCTCATTAACCATCCGCCTTAGGTTTAAGTGCTTTAGATAAACTTTGTCTTTCAGTTACATCTTTTCCACCTATTGTATTAGTTGCTGTATTATTAACAAAACCAGTTTTCATAGTATTTCTTGTATCTGTATTTGTTAATGTCATACGTAATGAATCTTCCATTTTAACCCATCTAGCACCATCAAATCTAAATAATCTATTTGGTAAAAAGTCTGTTCTTAAATAATAGTCACCATTAATAGATCCTAATGGGAAAGTAATTCCATGACCAAACACTTCTCCGTTAGGTGCAAGTCCATCACCTATTAAGTATCCATCATATCCTTCTCTTTCAGGTGTTTGTTGTACTCTATCTGCTAATTCATTTTGTGTACTAGCATCTAGTGTATTTGTATCTGTTGTAACAAGTTCTGTTCTTCCTTGTTTATCTACTTGTAATGTATATAAATGGCTAGTTTCGTATCCGCTTTTTTTAGTATCTGCTTCTGCTTGAGCAACAACGGCAGTATTAATTTGCATTTCTGCTTCATAAGTGGATAATACATCTCTTAATGTTTGACTAGATCCTTCTTCTGCAGGTAAATCTAGTATACCTTTAAATTCTTGACTGTCTACTATTTGTTTTAATTTTACTCTATATAAATGAGGATACCACGATACACTAAATCCTTCTGCCGCCCTACTTATATCTTCTACTACATAGTATCTTTTTAACGCTAAATTAAAATCATTAAGAGCGTGTTCATCTTTAAGATGTGGTAATTCGAATACATCTCCTGGCATGACTTTTCTACCTAAAGTTTCTACAGATGTAGATATAGGAATAGTCATAAACAACGTATCATTTTGTAAAAATAATCCAAATTGACTCATATCAAAGTCAATATCTTGTACGTTGTAAATGCCTCTTAATTGATAAATGCTAGAATCATATTTTCTATCCCTATTTTCAAGGAATAACATATCTTGAATATTTGTTTCTTTAACAGCATCATACCTTGGTTGGCTAGATGTTGCGTCTGCTTCTTCAGGATTCTTAGGACCAAGGTATTTGTGTACAAATACGTCAGTACCTCCCACGGTAAACATCTCATTAACCGTCCTATCTAGAAACGCATAGTCATGACCCTTCTCTGGTTTATATAGACTTATTCTTGGCATATGTTATATTTATTCATAGGCAGGTACTTGATAAATATCTATAGAGAAGTATTATATGGCAGATTTAGCTACACAAAAACAGGAAATCTTTGACTACGTATACAATATGCTAGGTGGTGGCATGGTAGAAGTAGAGCTAGATCCACCACATTATGAAACAGCTTTACAAGATTCTCTTGATAGATTTAGACAAAGATCCGACAATTCAGTAGAAGAAAGCTATATGTTTCTCCCTACTGTAATAGACCAAAACGCATATACTTTAGGGCAAGAAGTAATAGAAGTTAAAAAGATATACAGACGATCAATTGGTTCTAGAACAGGCGGTGGAGACGGTGGTACATTATTTGAACCATTTAATTTAGCATATACAAATACCTACTTACTAGCAAGTACAAATATGGGTGGGTTATCAACTTATAACTTGTTTACACAATATCAAGAACTTGTAGGAAGAATGTTTGGTAGCTTTATTGAATTTAAATGGAATACTACTACTAAAGAATTAACATTACTACAAAGACCTAGAGCAGAAGAAGAAATTCTATTATATTGCTACAATTATAGACCAGCTACAGAATTATTAAGAGATTATCTTGCTAAAGAATGGCTTAAAAGATATACTCTAGCATTATGCAAAATGGCGCTAGGACAAGCAAGATCTAAATTTACCACAATTGCAGGCCCACAAGGTGGAGCCGCTTTAAATGGTACGGCACTAATCGCAGAAGGACAATCCGAAATAGAAAAACTTGACGAAGAACTTAAATTACAAGTTGCTGGCGGTCAAGGATATCACTTCACAATTGGTTAATAAAAACATTTGACATTAGTACTATTATCCGTTATAGTATTAAAATGATCATCGGTATTTGTGGATTAATGGGTAGTGGTAAAGATACAATAGCTAACCATCTTATTCAAAAACATCAATTTAAAAAAATTTCATTCGCAGATAAATTAAAAGAATCTGTTGCTACAATGTTTGATTGGGATAGAACTATGCTTGACGGTCAAACAGATGAAAGTAGACAATGGCGAGAATATGCGTGATAATTTTTATGACGGTATATGGGTTAGTATGACTAAAAAGAAAATTTTAGATAATCCTAATACTAACTGGGTTGTTCCTGATGTTAGATTTGAAAATGAAGTTAAAATGATTAAAAGTATTAGTGGTCAAGTATGGTGGGTAAAAAGAGGTGAATTACCTACATGGTTTAGAGTTTATCAAGACATAGGTGTTGAACCTAAAGACGTACATCCTAGTGAATGGTCTTGGGCAAAAGCTAATTTTGATAAAATTTTAGACAATGATTCTACTGTAGATAATCTTAGAAATCAGGTACAAGATCACCTTGTTTCCATTTAAATCCATGTTTGTGTAAAGTTCTTTGACAGTTAGCACATACCGTTTTAAGGTTTTTAAAATTACAATTAGTTAAATGTCCGTCTATATGATAGACGTTAAACTGCTCTGATAGATCACTTTTATATCCACATTTATCGCATTTTGCTTTCATACGATATCCTGCATTAAACCATTTAGGCATTCCATGACTTGTTCCGCCATACCTAATACAAGCCTCACATTTTTTTCTATAAAACGTTATATCCTTTTTATGATAGTTAATTGCACAAGGATTCTTACGACAATGGTTACATAAAGGTCTCATATAACGTATTTACCTGCCCTTTTCAGACCCTTTTGTAGACTTAATTATAGCTTACATTTCTTTGATATAGTATAAATAACGTTAACAAAGGAATTATAAGCAGGAGATTATAAAATGGCATTAGTTTCACCAGGAGTACAAGTAAGCGTAATAGACGAAAGTTTCTATACATTTGTGGCAACAGCACAAGATAAAACATCAAGTTCAGGTACAGGTACAGCACAAGGTACATTAGCCGCAAACAGTGGTACAGTTTATCTTATGACATCACAAAGAGAATTAGCTGAAACATTTGGTGATCCAATTTTCAAAAAAGATGCAAATAATAATCCTATACACGCAGGTGAACTTAACGAATACGGTTTACAAGCGGCTTACTCATACTTAGGTGTAGCCAATAGAGCATATGTAACAAGAGCGGCAATTAATACAGCTGAACTAGAAGCAAGTGCTACAACGGCAACTGCAAATCCTGAATCAGGAACTTACTGGATGGATACTGCAACTACAAAATATGGTATATTTACTTGGAATAGTAATGCATCATCTACTACAGGTGGTCAAACATTTACAAACATTATTCCAACAGTATTAACTGATACTACACATCTTTCAGGTGGAGAAGGTTCAATTCCTAAAACTTCATTTGGTGCACAAGGTGATTATGTAGTTAATGCTACAACTACGTACAATGATTTTTACTTCAAAGACTATAATAATACTTGGGTTAATATAGGAACAGCGGCTTGGAAAAAAGCCAATGCTACAGTAACAAGTACAATAGCAAATCCAACAGTTACAAATAGTAAAACAATGCTTATTAACAATACTCCAATAACATCAGGTGGTACAGATGTTGCGGCAGTTGTTACGGCAATTACTGGTAATGTTACAGGAATTACTGCTAGAGCAGTAGCAGGTAAATTAGAAATTTACAGTGACGGAACAGATGGTTCTTATGCAGATACAGTTGTTATAGCAAACGGTGGTGGTACTCCAGGATTAGAAATAGAATTAGGAATTACAGCAAGTACTTACAATATGCCTCAATATAAAGATCAAGCTCATACTAGTGTTCCAGATTTCAAAAATCCAGCTGGTGGAAATGCTTCTTCAACAGGAAGACCAGCAGGTTCTATTTGGCTTAAAACAACAACTCCTAATTTAGGAGCTGATGCAGAAATTAAAAAATTTAATGGTACTACTAAATTATGGGAAGATATAACAGCAACTTTACATTCAAGTGGTAACAATGCTATCTACAATTTAGATAGATCTGGTGGCGGAAATAGTCTTGCTGTTGGTACAATATATTTAAATCATAATAATGGTACAACAGAATCAGACCTAAGACCATACAGAAGAGCAAATTCAGGTAACACATCAATTACTTCAAGTGTAATTGCAACGCAAGTAACAGGCGGTACATACGCATTTAATATTGCTGAATCAATAGTTGGTCAAGATGCAATGTCATCTGCGTCTACTATTTCAGTAACAACTACAGCGGCTACAACAGATGCTGATATTATTGCGGCAGGAATTAATGGTGCAGGAATGGTTAACGTTAGTGCAACTGTTGACAGTTTAAACAGAGTTGTAATTTCACACAATGACGGTGGTGAAATGCATATTACTGATACTGGCGGAGTGTTAGCACTTGCTGGTTTCTCAAGCACAACAACTAATATGGAATATGAGCCAGGTACAGATGCGGCAACAAATCCTAAACAATGGAGAGCTTCTAACTGGAAAGTATTAACATATACAGCTTCAGCAACGGCTCCTACAGCACTTGCGGCAGATGGTCAACTTTGGTATTCTTCAATAATTGATTCCGTTGATATAATGGAACACACTGGTTCTAAATGGGATGGATATTTAACTGTAAATGCAGGAACAGATCCAGCAGGACCACAAGTAAAAGCTACAGCACCTACTACACAATCAGATGACACAGTACTTGTAGCAGGAGATATTTGGATTGATTCATCAGACTTAGAAAATTATCCTAAAATTAATAAATGGAATACAACTTCTCTTAAATGGGTTGCAGTAGATAACAGCGATCAAACAACAGAAGATGGAGTAGTATTTGCAGATGCTAGAAGTTCAACTGCAGGTGCAGATACAACAGATGCTACAATTGTTGCTTTATTAACAAGTGATTATGTAGATACTGATGCTCCAGATCCAGCATTATATCCAAAAGGAACATTACTAGTCAACTTACGTAGAAGTGGATTTAATGTTAAGAGATTTGCAAGAAATTATGTAGATACTACAGCTAGTAACGTTAGAATGGCTAACGCATCAATGAGTGGTTACTATGCTCACAGATGGGTTACAGAATCAGCTAATAATTCAGATGGTTCTGGTGCATTTGGACGACACTCACAAAGAAAAGTTGTTGTACAATCACTTCAAGCAATGGTTAATAGCAACCAAGATATTAGAGATGATGAATCTAGAATATTCAATTTAGTTGCGGCTCCAGGTTATCCAGAATTAATTGGAGAACTAGTTAGCTTGAATACTGACAGAGGATTATCAGCATTTATAGTTGGTGATGCTCCATTTAGATTATCTTCAGATTCAACATCATTAAGTAATTGGGCAACAAACATTAACTCAGCAACTGAAGACAACGACAAAGGTCTTGTAACTTCAAATGATTATCTTGGAGTATTTTATCCATCAGGATTTACAAGCGATAACTTCGGTAAAAATGTAACTGTTCCAGCAAGTCACATGATGCTTAGAACGATTGCTTTAAGCGATCAAGTTTCTTTCCCATGGTTTGCTCCAGCAGGAACTAGAAGAGGTACTATTACAAATGCTACTTCAACTGGTTATATTAATAGCGAAGGTGAATTTACTTCATCAGCATTAAATGAAGGTCAAAGAGATACATTATATTCTAATAATGTTAATCCAATTACTTTCATAACAGGTGCAGGTTTAGTTAACTATGGACAAAAAACTAGATCAGGTGCAACATCATCTTTAGACAGAATTAATGTTTCAAGATTAGTAATTTACATTAGAAGTCAATTAAACAAATTGGCTAGACCTTTTGTGTTTGAACCTAATGATAAAATTACAAGAGACGAAATTAAAGCTCAAGCAGACAGCCTATTACTTGAATTAGTAGGTAACAGAGCATTATACGACTTCTTAGTAGTGTGTGATGAATCAAATAACACACCTGCAAGAATAGACAGAAACGAACTTTATTTAGACATAGCAATAGAGCCAGTTAAAGCAGTGGAATTTATATACATTCCATTAAGACTTAAAAATACTGGTGAAATAGCAGGTTTATAATAAGATAAATACTATAGGAGAAACAAATGAGTATATCGACACTATCAAAGATCACAGTACCATTGAATTCTAGCCAATCAGCTAGTAATCAAGGTCTATTGATGCCTAAATTACAATATCGTTTTAGAGTATCATTAGAAAACTTTGGTGTATCAACTCCTACAACTGAACTAACAAAACAAGTTGTTGATGTTACAAGACCTAATTTAACTTTTGAAAACACAACAATAGATGTTTACAATTCTAAAGTATTTTTAGCAGGTAAACATACTTGGGAACCAATTACTTTAACATTAAGAGAAGATGTTGCAAATAATGTTCAAAAATTAGTTGGAGAACAACTACAGAAACAATTTGATTTCTTTGAACAATCTGCGGCGGCTTCAGGTGCAGATTACAAATTTGTAACTAGAATAGAAGTAACTGATGGTGCAAATGGTGCCAATGTAGTTAATATTTTAGAAACATATGAATTATATGGTTGCTATGTTCAATCAGCAAACTATAATACTTTAGCATACAACTCTAGTGAACCAGTAACTGTTACGTTAGTAATGCATTATGATAATGCTATACAAACACCACAAGGTACAGGAATAGGTACGTCAGTGGGCAGAACAGTTAATACTTTAATCACTGGTGGCGGTGCATAATAACAAAATTTAAAATTCCACTAATAGAGGAGGCGCTATGGCGCCTTTTTTATTCTCTGCCCTGTTTTTCTACTCGATAAATACTGTATATGGCAAATTTACTAAACGGATTTTTGGATAACTTAAAAAGCGGTGTCCTGTCACCAAAAGGTAATCTTGGTGATTTCGCTCACGCGGCTAGATTATATGTAGACGATAGTTTTAGACTTGCTCCAAAAGTAAAATTTTTATATCACGTAACATTTAATTTAAATAAGAATATTCCAATAGCAAATCCTCCAATATGGAAACACGGAACAGAATTGAATATGTTAGTAAAAGGTGTTGAATTACCTAAATATTCTATTGATACAGACACAGTTTTTGCATATAATAAAAAAAGAAAAATTCACAAAAAAATTCAATATGATCCTATAAACGTTGTATTCCATGATGACAATTATGGTGTAACAACTGCATTATGGGAATGCTATTTTAGATATTATTTTAAAGATGGTAATTATGGAGCTCTTAATACTATGGGGCATCCTGATGCAGGTATACCTAGAGAATTTAATAGAACACAAGGAGGTCCATTTAATAGAGGAAATTCTTATTTGTCATCCACACATAATAGATATAGATTTGGTTTAGATGCAGGATCTTATGAACCATTTTTTCATAGTATTCAAATATATCAAATGGCTAGAAAAACATTTACTTGTTTTACATTAGTTAATCCTATAATTTCTAGTTGGACACATGATTCACTTCAAAATGGAGAATCAGGTCCATTAACAAATATGATGGGCATAGAATATGAAACTGTATTTTATAGCAGAGGTAAAGTAGTTCAAGGTAGTGCACCTAAAGGATTTGCTTTAGAACATTACGATAAAACTCCAAGTCCTAATTCATTAAGTGGTGGCGGAACTACAAGTGTATTTGGTCAAGGAGGAATATTAAGTGGATTATTTAATGACGGTACAGGACCTAACACATACATAGGCAGTCAATTAGGTGCAGGTGGAGGTAAAATGACTTTAGGAACTATTATAAGAACTGCTAATAGAATTAAAAATGCTAAAAATTTATCTAAAGGTGGATTAATGCAAGAAGGTTTTAATATACTAACAGGTGCAATTGGAAAAATAGGTGGTACATCTGATTCTTCTTATGGTGTTGCTAATACTGTTATTGGTAGATCAGTACAAAATGTTAGAGGTGGAATAGTTAAAGCAATTAAAGGATTAAAATAATATGTCACAAAATATACCAAGTACTACTGAAAATAATTCAGAAACTTCAGTAAAACAATTTTTTAATAAATTTTTTACAGAGACTATAACATTTCCTAGTAATCAAGTAGATGCAGTTGTAGGATTTTTTGAATCTAAAGGATTTGATAAAGTTGCTAGTATAAGCACAGCTACAATTTTATTGCAACAAGCAAAAATAGATAATGTAAATGTATTTCAATTAATTGATACATTAAAAGGATTAGAAACAGCTAGATTAAGTTACATGGTAACAGAAGTATTAAATCATAATAGATCAAAAATTTCATCTTTAGGTTATAAAATAACCGATTCAAACGAGGCCACTCAAAAAAGAAATATAGTGGTATAGTCCATGAAGCGTTATCTAAGTGGCAAATTCAATCCTAAAAATCCTGGCAAATACATAGGTAATAGATCTCCTTTATATAGATCAAGTTGGGAATTCGCTTTCATGAGATTCTGTGATGAAAGTCCTAGTATTAGTAAATGGGCCAATGAAGCAATTAAAATTCCTTACAAACACCCTTTCACAGGAAAGTTTTCAATTTATGTTCCTGATTTCTTTATAGCATACACAGATAAAAAAGGAAAAAGCCACGCAGAAGTTATAGAAATTAAACCTGAAAATCAAACTAAAAAAGAAAGTTTAGGTGAAAGCAAAGCTAATAAAATACACTATGTCATCAATCAAGCCAAATGGCATTCCGCTATAGCATGGTGTAAAAACAAAGGTTTTAGATTTAGAGTTGTTAATGAGAAAGACCTTTTCCATACTGGAAGACGCGGATAAAATTCTAAATAAATATAGTAACATATAATTATGACCAAAAAATTAGAAGAATTATTGGATTTGCCTGAATCTAAAGAAATAGTAGATGAAGAAAAAGCTAAAGAAGAAGAAAAAGCTGACATTAAAAAAGTAAAAATTGAAGACCACGAATCTACTAAAAGGAACATAGCAGAATTAGACAAAATAACATCCGCTTTACCTCAAGTAAAAGGACTAGGAGATATGACTGATACAGAGGTAAATGATATTAGTTCTAGAGCCATTGATGCATATGAAGATTTAATGGACTTAGGTATGAACGTAGAAAGTAGATATTCCTCTAGAGTATTTGAAGTAGCAGGACAAATGCTTAAAACAGCCCTAGATGCCAGGGTAGCTAAAATAGATAAGAAGCTTAAAATGGTTGATTTACAGTTAAAGAAACAAAAACAAGACTCTAAACAGGGTGTTGATGACACTACTAACATAGTACAGGGCGAAGGATATGTCATTACTGACCGGAACAGTTTACTCGAGAAGTTGAAGAAACTGGCTAAATAATGCATATGAGCAAAAGTTTTAAAGAATATCTAGCTGAAAGTAAAAGAACTTACAATTTTAAAGTAGGTCTAGCAGGTGATCTTGCAGAAGGTACTGTTGACAAACTTGAATCAGCTATGCAGAAATACAGTGTAGTTAAAATGAGTAATGGCAAAAAAACGCCTATTCAGAAAAAAGCATTAGATTTTCCTGCATTAGAAAATACAGAAGTTACATATTTTGATATTGAAGTTGAATATCCAACAACTACTTCTGTACTTGAAGAATATTTAAAACATACATTAGGTTTAGCTGAAAATCATATAGTAGTTAGAAAACCTGGTGACCCTTTAGTTGCTCAACAAGAAGAGCCAAAAGCAGGTGACGGAAAAGCTAATTTAGAAAGTGAATATCCTAAAGCTGATCCTAAAGCACAACAAACAGTAGGCAGTTCTAGAGTAATGGAATTACTTAAAGATTTAGAAAAAGCTAGAAAAGAAAGACCTAAAGAAGACGCGGCGGATGCCATTAAAGATATTAAGGCTCCTAAAGATGCAAAGATAATGGAGAGATAAAAAATGGATATTA